GGCTAACTGTTCTGTCATGTCGGGCCTTTCATTTGTCGGGTTTAATTCTACGATAACCAACTGGTGTGCCAGAGTAACGCATACGACGCCTGTCGCCTTCAGACGTGTTAGCCCAAAAGCCTTGTAACGCCTTTTCGGGAAACGCTACAGCGTAAGCAAAACACTTGTCGAATACGGTGCAGGCTTCACAGATCGGCTTAATGATTGCCCGTGATTCTGCGGACTCTTTGCCGTTACTGGGAAAAAATAGGTTGGTGTCTAATCCTCGGCAGTTTGCGTATTGTTGCCAGTCGGGGCGGTCAACATTAAACATTTGTTAGCACATTTTCCAATGCTTCCAACCGCAAGCACCTGTTTCGTCTGTGGCGTCATACAACAGGAAACCGAAACGCAGGTTTAGGGTTGGGTCAGACATTGCTTCAGCAAACGGCATTGCAAATAATTCTTCTGCCCAATCGGTATGTATTTCATTCGCCTGTACTAAACCGTGGTCATGGCCATTAAAACGTTTTGCCAGTTCGGGGTCACTTGACAAAGGCGTAATGTTAAGGCAACGTGTCTCTTTCCAAATCAGGCGACCTAGTTTTTCTAGCGTTTTGGTGTTGTTGGGCCAGCCAACCGATACGGCTATTGGTAACCATTCCTGGCATTTTGTGTCAGGGTCTACATATGCAACACGGGTTGTGGGTTGTGTCGAAGTAGTGGTGCTGGTGCTGGTGGTTGTGGCCGTTAGTTCTTCGGCCCTGTCCTGCAATTGCTGGGGGCTTAAATCGCCCAGGGTGATGGTGGCTGGCACTACTGGGGCAATTCTGGGTGGTGTGTCTTTTTGGAACGCCACCGCTATTGCGGCACACATCAAATAAGTAAACAGGCCTAAGCCTAAAACACGCTTAACATTCATTTTGGTTTGTCCTTCAGTCGGGGTCAGGTCGGGGTATGTCTACCGATTCGGTAGGTCTATGTCAAGCACCAAATATAGTTTTGAACGCATGGTGTACAACGTCAGGGTGGTCGGCCAGTAGTGGCGACACTTCGACATGTACCCATTGGGCGCCTTTTGACCCAATCGTATTTTTGTCGTAAACCCGCCAGGCGTCACGGTCACAGCGGTAGCCAGCGCCCCAGCCTTTGGGGTTGTTTTTGTATGTGCCTGCGTAATCGTGGATTTCTTCTATGCACAAAATGTCACGGTGGGTGTATAGGAAGTCAATCATTTTGAACCTTTGTTCAGGGGTGCCTTTGAGGTCTACGGCCCGCCAGGTGGCGTGTACTGACTTCTTTGGTGGGGTTGTCCCAACCATGTTTCGGTCGTTAAAAATGCCTATGTTGGTAACACCGAAAAGGTAGCAACAGTAGTCAACAAAGACTTTGGTACCTTCACGCTTAGCGGCGTGTACGGCGTCTTTATTGCCGGTATAGGGTCGACTAGTCATCTTGTTTGTCCTTATCTTTTAGGCCATTACTGGCAAGTATTCCTGATAGGGCGCCAGTAAGAAACAACATCATGGGGCTAAGTAGCGACCAGGCTGATTCGTCGTTAGGTGAGACTTCCAAAGGCTGTACCACAAACAGTAGGCCGTAAAGAAGTGAGGCCGTACTAAGAACAAAAGTTAATGACAGCGTTATGCCCACAATTAAAATTAGCCTGGCTTTAATTTCGCTGTTGGTTAGTTTTTTCATGGTTGGCACCTAGTCGAAGTCGGGTTGCTGGCACAGTTGTCACGGGTTCTGTCGCTACAACTGGTAACAACAAACATTAGGGCTACAGCCAAAAGCGCAACAATCCCTAGCGTTTTCATGTCAGCGGATGGTTGATGTTGTACACGCATTGAGTGACCCATGCTTCGTATTCTTCGTTGGTCATGAGGCGTTCGGTGTCGTCTACTTGAATGTAGACGGCGTCTTGTGGGTATAGGGCTTTGTATTCGTCAATGGTCATGTCTAGTTCCTTAATCCATAGACGCGGATGGTTCCGCCTGTCATAGTTCCACCACTAGTGGCCATAATGAAAGATGTGTAACTAGTGGTGTTTCTCAATAATCCGTTTGTCGTACCACCATAAAATGTTGAGTTTGCAACAGATGCTCTAACCGTTGTATTTTCAGTAAGAAATGGCGAATTGACTTCAATAAATCCGTTAAGACTTGATGTGCCTGCTTGGGCTACATAGTTAATGTTGCCTACATTTGCTCCACCTGCGCCTGTGACGACATTGTTCCACCCACTGTAAATCAGTGAATAATAATAGCCAGTAACAGTTGAACCGAATTTTAAATCCAACACATTTCCGTCAAGTGAGTTAACGCCACCTGAGACTGTAATCAGATAGTTGTCGTAGTCAGCCGAAAAAGCACCTGTCACGGTCACGCTAGACACTGCGTTACCGATGGTCTGTGTCTTGACAAGCCACAAACCCACGCTGTTCATCTGGGCCGCAGTCAGGACTGCGCCCGAAGTAAAATCTGGGGGGGTCGTCATAATGTTTCTCCTTTACCAGCCCAAACGGCTGGTATCCAAAATACCTAAAGTAGTGCTATTTAAAATGAAATATTGGTAATAGTTAGCCGGACTAAAATAAACAGTAAACGTTGTTTGTTCAGGCGTGATATTCACATTAAAACCCTCAACACGCACATTTTCTGAAGTAGCCGATTGCCCTTGTGTTTGATAATTCAACACATACTGTTTCATATAAAACTCATACAAAAAAGTCAAAATAGCAGTTTCATTTTGACTCAAATCATTAAAACCAATTTCAAATCTTAAATCAGTTGGATCACTAAAAGTATTAGCAACCCATTGAGCATTACCTAACGCTTGTGTCGTCGTGTAATCAACTGTTGCTGACGAATAGAACGAGGTTCCGTAAGTAGTTACTGAACTTGAATTTGTGGCTGTTTGTGTTGCTAAACCATTAGGCGAAACAGTAACTGTGTTAACAAAATTTGTGCCATTTTGAACCCTCACAAATTCTTGATAACCAATTTGTGATGATGAAACAGTGCGTCCAAAACTTATTGTGCTTGCGTCGATTGGGTAAGATCTCGGAATAATTCCTATTGCATTTTGAAGGCACCAAACTTGTGAGCGTTCAGTAACTGAAAGCAAATTAAGTTGATTTCCAACGGTGCCCGTATACGTTTGAGAACTGGCTATAGATGTTCCGGGGTCGGCTTCAAAATACATATCCTCAGTTAATGGGCCACCAACGTTCCAATTAAATTGTTCAAGTTGTGAGGTTGTATCGGTCTGCGTTAAGGATTTGCTAACCGCTTGCATTCGGCCTGAACGACTAATCCAGTCAACGGCTGTAATTGTTGCAGTGCTCAAACCAGTGTTACCGGGGTAATCATTGAAAGTAATTTCCTGAATCCAAAAATGTTGACGGTAGTAATAATTACCGGGAGTGCTTTGTATTTGAATGACAATGTTTCTGTTTAATGCATAGGAAGCGGCTTGGTTGTTGTCATTTTTGATTGTAATTGAAGCAGTCTGCCCAGAATAGTTGTCAAGATATTTTTGGCGACCAGTAGTGAAATTGACTGATAAAACTTGGCTAGTTACATCAGTTTCACTAACGCCATAAACGGCATAAAGAATTTCCCAATCAAGCCGGGCCATTACATTGTCCGAGTATTCACGGGCACTGGTCCCGACTGACGGACATACTGCTGGAGTGCCCTAACGATACTGTTGGGGTCTCCGCCGTTGACATTGACCGTAATATTGGCACCGCCACCACCAAAGCCCATACTGCCCAACTTTGACAACGGGATAACAGCCTCAGGGCCACGCTCGCCAATCATGGCTAATTGGGCGCTGGTGACTATGCCACCTTCGGCAAGCATAGGAATACCAGGTATGTCGGGTGGGTTTACCGTATAACTGGCACCAAAAGCGCTTATTTTGAATTCCAACAAATCGTTAATTTTGTCAATGACATTACGGTTAATAAAACCGATAATGCCGTTAGCAAACGACTTGCCAACTTCTAACCCTTTACTGCCCAATCCCTTCAATGCTTCAACTAACGAACTAATTAGAGAAGCACCCAAACTGGCGCCAAGGCTGGCCATAGTTTTAACCAGGTCAACAAACAAGCCAGGCAGTTTGGCGATCAGGTCTACAACAAAACGACCTAAACCAAACACAACTTCGGGCAACAATTGAGCAACCCAACCCAATAAAGCACCGGCAAGTTTTACAGCCTGGGCGCCCAACTTCGGTACAGCCTCAGTAACCACCCAGTCAAGAATTGTCAACAACAAATCGCCTAACGCTTTTAACGCTGGGACTATTTGTGGTTTAATCCACTCAACTAAAGCGTTACCCAAAACAATCAGTTTGTCGACAAGGGTTGGCAAACCTTTGTCAAGAATCCAGTTAGCCAGGTCACCCATTAGTTCAGCCAGGCGCTTTAGTGCCGGTGGTGCGGCTTCTTTAATCCATTCCCAAAAGGCTTTAGCGCCATCACCTAAAAGTTTTGCTAGGGCTGGCAAACC